TACTCCTTCTTTTGAGTTTGAATGCATAGTTATATCACGACACGTCTTTAGTGTCAAGCCAGTTGGGGCCGATTTTTGCCTCTAGTTCTAGCGGAACATTGAATACCAACCCCCAACGTATGGTAATCAAGTCAGGCAATACTCTGTTAGTCTCTTGTATTACATCAATACATCTCCTCTCCTCATCTGGATGAACGTCAATGACGATTGAATCGTGTACAGTATTTACCACACATGATTGCATACCGTCAAGTAATTTTTCTATGTGCAACAAAGCTAGTGGCACAATGTCTGCCGTAGCGAATGACTGCACGGGATAGTTCTTGATCTGTGTAAAGTGTGACACTCTACCTGTATGCTTACGCACTACATCAGGAAATGCAAACTCCCTGCCAGATGGTGTAGCTATCTTCTGCGTTGCGA